GGCGGTGGTGGTTCTGGTGGCGGTAATGCTGGTGGTACAAATACTGGCGGTGGTGGTGGTGGCGCAAGAATGAATAACCAAACATCTGGTTTAACAGGTGGTGGTGGTGGTTCTGGTGTTGTAATCTTATCTGTACCTACTGCAAACTACTCAGGAAAAACTACTGGTAGCCCGACTGTAACTACATCAGGAAGCAATACTATCTTAACTTTTACTGGTTCTGGAACTTACACTGCATAAGGAATATATGTCACATTTTGCTAAAATAGAAAATGGAATAGTAACTCAAGTTATCGTAGCTAACGATGATTTTGTTGTCTCTGAAAAAATCGGAGATCAAGTTGTATGGAAACAAACTTCATATAATACTCATGGTAATGTTCATTATGGTCCTGATGGAATGCCTGATGGAGGAACTGCACTCAGAGGAAATTATGCTGGTATAGGTTATATCTATGATTCAGTTAATGATGTATTTTATGCTCCAAGACCTTTAGACATTCATGGTTTACCATGCACAAAATGGACTATTGGTGCTCCAAATTGGGAATGGAACCCTCCAATCCCATGCCCAATCCTATCCCCTGACCAAAACCCTCCAATTTATTATGGATGGGATGACGCAGCTAATGCTTGGGTTCCACTTAATTCAGTAGGCGAATAAATGTTCGGAAGTTACCCATTTTCTGGGGCTCCGTTTGCGGGACTTTATAACACTATCACGACCTACTCGGTCACGATTGTTGAAACTGGGAATGCTCAAGCAACTCAATCGGTACTGGTGCTTGTCTATGTAACAGTATCAGAAGCAGCAAACGCAGTAGATTCAGTCTCTCAAAATACAACTGCTCCATTGACGGTCACAGAGACTGCTACTGCAACGGATACTCAGTCCGAGTCTATGTCGGCTCCAATATCAGTTTCTGAGACTGGATCAGCAGCGGATACCGTTTCAGAAAGCATGACTGCAGCTACTACGGTTTCTGAAGCTGGAAATGCTATAGACACTGTTAGCGAAAACACAACTGCTCCAGTTTCTGTTTCAGAAGCTGGTAACGCTACAGATTCTCAGTCGGAAACAATGTCGGCTCCAATATCAATATCTGAGGCAGCAAGCGCAACAGATACCATTTCTGAGTCCATGACAGCTCCGATAAGCGTTTCTGAATCAGGATCTGCATTGGATACCATTTCAGAGAATATGACGGCTCCTGTCGTGATTTCAGAGGCTGGAAACGCAGTTGATACCGTTTCAGAAAATACAACCACCCCTCTTGTGGTAACTGAGGCTGCTAATGCTACAGATTCTCAGTCGGAAACAATGTCGGCTCCAGTGACTATATCTGAAGCTGGTAATGCTGTAGATACCGTTACTGAAAACATGACAGCTCAGGGTGTTATTTCAGAAGCTGGATCTGCAGTAGATGCGGTATCAGAAAATACAACTGCTCCAGTTTCAGTAACTGAAACAGCAAACGCTACAAATACTCAGTCTGAAACAATGACTTCTCCAATTTCTGTAAATGAAGCTGGAAATGCTCAAGATGCTCAATCTGAGAATATGACAGCCCCAATATCGGTAGTTGAAGCAGCAAATGCTCAATCCGCCCAGTCTGAAAACATGATTGCGTCAGTTACAGTGACTGAAGCTGCTAATGCAATAGATACTGTTTCTCAAAATGTAACGGCTTATTTGGCTGTTATTGAGACAGCTAATGCGGTAGACACTCAAACTCAAAACATGATTGCGCTGCTGGCGGTGGCTGAGTCAGGTTTAGCCTCGGATACTGCTTCAGAGTCAATGACGGCTTATCTGCAGATGGCAGAGACAGCTTCAGCTCAAGATTTAGTAGCCGGAAACATGATTGCTTCGCTGAATGTTGCGGAAGCGGGTTTAGCTAACGACATTATTAGCCAAGTAATGGTTGCTTCTTTAAATATAAATGAAGCAGCTTTTGCACAAGATTCTACAGACGCAACAAACTATGTCATAGTTGCAGTCGTAGAGCAAGGTAATGCAGTAGACATTTATATTTGTGCTCCTATTTTCCAAAGATCGGATAAAGTATGGCACGTAGGCGCAAGACCGACAAATTGGCAAGTAGCACAAAGATTGGATTATTGGCACGTTCCACAAAGACAGGATTATTGGCAAGCTCATGAATAGTTACATTTTAGAAAAACGGACCTCCGAGTCAATTTGGTACGATATTGATTGCACCTATATTCTTGACACTTTGGAAACTATTACCAGTATTACTTCCGTAACTTCCGATCAATTAGGACTTACTTTATTAGCTCCGGCAGTAAACCCAAATCCAATAACTTTCCCCGATGGCCAAATAGCTGCAGCGGGTAAGGTTATATCGGTTCAAATTTCCGGGGGTATAATTTCTGATCCCCAAATCAATCAGCTTTATACGATTAGGGCTTTATTTGTGACTACTGAAAGTAATACACGCGAAGCTACTGTTTTGCTAAACGTAACTAATATTCCTACTCAAACAGGAAGGATTTGCTAATGCCATTACAAGCAGGATACTCAAAAGAAATTGTTCAAAACAATATCCGTGAACTTATTAAAGCTGGGCATGATCCTAAACAATCTATGGCTATTGCTTACTCTAACGCCCGTAAAACCCATGGCGTAGACGAAGTAGAGACCGAAGAAATGAAAAAATCCCACAAACGGGATTTAAAAGAAGAACCGGACTCAAAAATAGTAGCTTTCATAGTCTATACGGATAATGACAAAATCCTTTGGATGAAACGGACTAAAGATAATACTTGGGGCTTTCCAGGAGGGCATGTAGAAGATGGAGAATCCCCAATTGAAGGAGCTATTAGAGAATCTCGTGAAGAAATCATGCATGTTCCCGAAACAGGCCTTAATTTGATCTATTCTGAGGGTAAGGTGCGTTTGTTTGGATGTAATGATGGCGAATTCAAACCTGAGCTTAACGAAGAGCATAGCGACTTTGTATGGGCTACTATAGAGGATGCACCAGAAGACTTGTTTCCGAAAATTGACGGGGACGAAGAAAAGATCGCTGAAGCTGCTGAAGCAAACGCTTCTGGTATGGATAAACGTGAGTATGATACTAATGGATGGTTTGAAGTAAAAGATAATCCATTGTCCATGGTAGGTATTTTCCCTTATTCTGGGCGTTCAGTTTCCCCAGAATGCGATCAAGATAAAATTTATATGGTTTACCGCCCAGCTGAAGAGCTTGGCACTCAAGAATGTATTGATTCCTTTAAGTTAATCCCTTGGATTGATAACCACGTAATGCTAGGAAGCGAAGATGCTGGATTAACCCCATCTGAACAAAAAGGCGTACAAGGAGTTATTGGCCAAGACGTGTACTTTGACGGTGCAACTCTTAAAGGTAATATTAAAGTATTTTCCGAAGCAATGGCTAATCTCATTGCTAATGGTAAAAAAGAATTGTCCTGCGGATACCGTTGCAGATACGAATACGCTCCAGGTACTTACGATGGAGTAAAGTATGACTATGTGCAACGGGATATTCGAGGCAATCATCTAGCTCTTGTGGAGAATGGACGCATGGGCCCCGATGTAGCAGTTTTAGATCATTTCACTTTCACTGTAGATAACAAGGAGTTTTTAAACATGGCTGAAGAAAACAAAGAAGTCGGGTCTGAAAAGACTGAAATGACTTTAGAGGAAGTTCATAAGTTCCTCGAAGAAGTTATGCCAAAATTGGCAAAAATCCAAAAATTAACAGGTCAACAATTTGGTTCAGCTGGTTTAGAAGCTGTTACTGATGAAGATATGACCAAACCTGATGGCGACGAAGAGAAGCCAGGCGAAACTAAAGACGAAGAAGAACCAATCGTCCAAGGTGGCCAAAAGAAAGAAGAAAAAGAAGGCCAGCGTGCTGAAGGCATGGACGCAGCAGCTATTGCTCGTACTGTTGAAGCCAATATGGTTATGAAATCTAAGCTATACAATCAACTTTCCGCTCATATCGGTGCATTTGACCATTCGGATATGGATTTGGATAAGATGGCTAAGTATGGCTGCAAAAAGCTTGGCTTGGATGTTACTAAAGAAGCTCGTGTAGTTGCTTTGGAAGCATTCCTTAAAGGCAAGGGTAACCCAAGTCACGTAGCTATGGATTCTGTAGCTCGCAAGGGTAATTTCGTTCAACGTTTTTTAAAAGGTAAATAATCATGACTGCTGCGACTTTCCAATCCACAGTTAACGTCAATCTGGGATTTGGTATTCCCGGTGAATTGATTGTTGACGGTCCACAACGTGTAGATTCTTTAACCCTTGATTCCACTGGTGGAACAATCGGTTTGGCATTTACAAAATCTAACTCTACTAACGTAGCTACCCAAGGCGGTACAGTTGGCACTGGCATTCTATTTGCCGGTATTTTGGTCAATCCAAAATCTTATGCCTCCTACGGCGCAGTTGGTGGTGCTCCATTAGATCCAACTTTGTTCTTAGGTCCAAACAGTCAAGGTGAATTCATGACTATGGGTACTATTTGCGTAACCTTAGTTGGTGCTGCAAATATCGGTGATTTGGTTCAATATAATCTGACCACTGGCGTTCTTTCTACCGTAGCTCCTGGTGCTTCTGCTACAACTGGTAACGCATTGATTCCTAATTGCGTGGTTTGGAATTACCCAACAACCGGTACTGGCTTAGCCGCTATCCGTATCACTGAATAATAAGGACTGAAACATGAACAAATCTATCGAACGCAGCTCAATCGCTCCCCGCCAAGTTGGCGCGGTGCAAATGTCTGCCGATGACGTCGCCGATTACGCTGCTCTCGGTGACCTCGGTATTAACTTCGGGGCACAAAATCTGAAGGCAATGGCTAACTACGCAATGGATACTCAAAGCGACGTTACCTCTCCTTCTATTACTACTCCAGTACAATTCTTGCAAAACTGGCTTCCTGGCTTTGTTAAAGTAATCACAGCGGCTCGTAAAATTGACGAACTTGTTGGTATTACTACAACAGGTTCTTGGGAAGATCAAGAAATTGTTCAAGGCCTCTTGGAGCCAATTGGTAACGCCGTTCCTTATGGCGATTACACCAACGTTCCTTTGGCATCTTGGAACACTAACTTCGTTCGCCGTACAGTTATCCGTTTTGAAAAGGGTATCAAAGTAGGTATGCTCGAAGAAGCTCGTGCAGCTCGCATCCGTATCAGCACTTCTGCTGAAAAACGTGCTTCTGCAGCTTTGGCTCTTGAAATCCAACGTAACTTAGTAGGTTTCTACGGTTTCAATAGCGGTAGCAATTTGACTTATGGCTTCTTGAATGACCCAGGTCTACCAGCATACGTAACAGTTGCTGCAACCGGTACAGGTTCTACAACAACTTGGTCAACTAAGACTTTCTTGCAAATCATTGCAGACATTCGTGTTGCCGCAGCTCAATTGCAAAACCAATCTCAAGATACTATCAATCCTGAGGACGTAGAATTGACTTTGGCACTGCCAACAATCAGTTACCAATACCTGTCAGTAACTTCTGACTTCGGTATTTCAGTTCGTGATTGGCTTGCTAAGACATATCCAAAATTACGTGTTGTTTCAGCCCCACAATTGAACGCAGCAAATGGTGGAGCTAACGTGTTCTACCTATACGCTGAGCACGTTGAAGATGGTGCTTCTGATGACAGCCGTACTTGGGTACAGGTTGTTCCAGCTAAGTTCCAAGCACTTGGTGTTGAGAAAATGGCTAAAGCCTATGAGGAAGATTATGCTAATGCAACCGCTGGTTGCTTGCTGAAGCGTCCTTATGCTGTAGTTCGTTACTCTGGTATTTAATTGATGTAGAATGGGAAGACGGAGGAAACTCCGTCTTTCTAAACATCAAAAAGGAAAACCAAATGTCTAAAAATTATGTTTTTTCAACCCTAGCTAATGACCAACTTTATACAAATTGGATGCCCGGCGGTAGTGATATGCCAGTTAAAGGACATTCTGTTCTAATTAAAGGCGGAACAGGCGTAGCAAATGATAGATTGATTACTCCATTGGGTATTTCAACAGAAATTACTGATTACGATTTAGAAGAACTTCAAAAAAATCCTTCTTTTAAATCGCATGAAAAAGAAGGCTTTATTGTAGTTAAAGCCAAAAAAGCAGAAGCTGAAAAAGTAGCGGCTGATATGAATCTAAAAGATGAATCAGCTCCTTTGACAGATGCAGATTATCAAAAAGAAGACGGTCCAAAGGTTGGAGCTAACTAAAAATGACTTCTATTACCCCAGTCTACAATGATGTGGCATTCCGGAACCAGTTTCCTCAATTTGAGAATACAACTTTGTTTCCGCCAGATCAATTGGAAAGCTGGTGGACTATGGGAACTGCGTACATTAACATCGATAACAATTATCCTTGGAACTTTAAATCTAAGCAATTACAATTGGCTATTGATTTAATGTGCGCTCATTTAGCGGCATCTTTTAGCCTTATAAACTCCGGAACGCCTAGTGTAATAGTTCAAGGTTCTTCGGAAGGTACTGTTAGCGTATCTTTAGTACCTCCGGTTATTAAATCCTCTTTTGGTTGGTGGCTTGCTACTACTCCTTACGGATCTCAATTAAGAGCTTTACTAAAAGTAGTTGCCAATGTAGGTTTATATGTTGGCGGCAGTTATGAAAACCAAGGCTTCCGTAGGGCTGGTGGGTTTTTTGGATGAAACAATTAAATCTCGATAAGGTAAAACTTACGCTTGAGCGTATACCAGAAGAATTTGAGAATTTAGTTGCGCAAGTCGGATTTCCTTCTGGCTTTAGTTATGAAAACGGTATGTCAGTTGCAGAAGTTGCAGCAATCAATGAGTTTGGTGCACCTGCAGCAAAAGTACCAGCAAGACCTTTTATGACTCCTACGGTTAAGAATTACCAAAAAGATTGGGTCAAAATGGTTTCCAAAGACGTTCCTAAAGTTGCTTTGGGGAAATTAACCGCTTTTGACGTATTGGATAAATTAGGTAGAGTAGCTGCTATGAATATGAAAGAGCAAATAACTAATACTAATTATCCCCCTAATGCCCCTTCTACTATTGCTAGAAAAGGATTTAATGCTCCTTTAAGAGATACTTTCTATATGAGAGACACGGTCCAAAATGCAGTAAATAGAACCGGCTCAGATTTCATTAAAGGTTAAAAATGTTTAATGTTAGAGCCCTTGCAAATAAATATATCCAAGTAACGAATAAAAATCAGCAAATAAATTGGGTCCAATCCAATGGATATGTTACTGATGATGCTGGTAAAAGAACACCTAAAACTATTACCTTAACAGTAGAAGCTCAAATTCAAGCTCTTAGTGCAACAGACTTAAAGCATATTGATGGTTTAAATATTACTGGTGTTATGCGTTCTGTATATATGTATGGTAATGCCGCTGGCGTAGTTAGAGCAGACCAAATAGGGGGAGATATTTTAGTGTTTCCAGAAACACCTAATGGTTGCAATAAGAATTGGCTTATTACTCAGGTTATGGAAACATGGTCTGATTGGTGTCACGTCGTAGTAACCTTACAACAGGATTGATTATGGCTGTTACAATAGACATTGACGACCAAGACATTTTTAAAGCAATGAGAACTTTTTTACAAAGTTTTATCCCCGCTAAAATACAAATAGTTCAAGCACAGGACAATAAAGTTCCTATGCCCAAAGGTGGTTTTATCACTATGAACAATACGGGTATGGATCGTTTATCTTTTAATATTGATAATTATCAATCAGTATTACAAGGTAAAACTATTCTTACCCCTACAAGATATTCAATGCAGTTAGATTTTTATGGCCCCGATTCTCAAGTTTGGGCTATGCAAACTGTTGCATTGTTTCGTGACGAATATGCGACTCAGATTTTCCCGTCAAATATTCAACCGTTGTACGCAGACGATCCTATCCAAATTCCGCTTATCGATGGCGAAGCCCAATATGAGCAAAGATGGAAACTGGTAGCCAGTTTACAATACAACCCAATCCTTTCAACTACACAGCAATCAATGCTAGCTGTGGAAATTGAACTGGCTCCAATCGACCAGACCTTTAAACCCTAGGAGAATTTATGAGTACCATTCCTTTTTCGCAAGTAGTAGAAGTAGTTCCTTCAGTCTTATCGGCTAATGGCATAGCAGTTGACCTTAACGGGTTGGTGCTTACTCAAAATGCTTTAGCTCCTTATGGTTCAATTTTGCAATTTGCTAGCGCAGCTGATGTACAGACTTATTTTGGTGCTAATTCAACTGAAGCTTCTATTGCAAACGTTTATTTCAATGGCTATACTGGTAGTACTCAATTGCCAGGCGAATTGCTTATGACTCGTTATCCAGAAGTAGCAATTGCTGGTTGGTTACGCAGTGGTTCTTTAGCCAGCATGACTTTGGGCCAATTACAAGCTTTAACAGGTACTTTAGCAATTACAGTTGCTGGCGTGCTTAAGACTTCTGGCACAATCAATTTAACTAGCGCAACAAGTTTTAGTAACGCTGCAACAATTATCCAAGCAGCTTTTACTACCCCCGGTTTCACAGTAACTTTTGATAGTACTACTTCAGCATTTATCTTTACCACAACTACTACTGGCGCTACTCAGACAATGAGTTACGCTGTGACTGGTACTTTAGCAACTTCATTGATGCTAACCCAAGCTACTGGCGCAGTTCTATCTCAAGGTGCAGATATTGCTACCCCAGCATCATTTATGGCTGGAATTTTGAATCAAAATCAAAACTGGGCAACATTTATGACTACTTGGGAGTCATTGATTGCAGAAAAAGAAGCATTTGCACAATGGAGTAATTCTGCAGCCCCTCGTTGGTTATATGTCTGCCAAGACTCAGATCCTAATGTATTGATTGCTTCTAGCACTACTACATTTGGCGACTATTTACAAGTTAATCAATTAGTAGGTACTTGCCCGATTTTTGGTGATTATACTCATTCAGCATTTGTTTGCGGATTTGCAGCTTCTTTAAACTTTAGCAGATTAAATGGTCGTGCAACTTTAGACTTTAAATCTCAATCTGGTTTGGTTCCATCAGTTACTACTGCTAGCCAATATTCTGCAGTTATTTCTAATGGTTATAACTGCTACGGTGCTTGGGGTTCAAACAATCCAGCTAATAATGCTAATTGGTTTGGTCCAGGTTCTGTATCAGGCAAATGGTTATGGGCTGATACCTATTTAAACCAAATTTGGTTGAATGCTAACTTACAATTAGCTATGGTCAATTTGCTAACTTCAGTAGGCGCAGTTCCTTACAACTCACAAGGTAATGGTTTGATTTATTCCGCTGCTTTGGATCCAATTAACTCTGCTAAAAACTTCGGGGCAATTCGTGCTGGTATTAACGTATCTGCTTCTCAAGCCGCTGAAATTCAATATGCGACTGGCGTAAATGCTGCTCCAACTATTGCTTCCCAAGGTTTCTATTTGCAAATTTCTGAAGCTACTGCTCAGACTCGTGCAGCTCGTCAATCTCCTCCGATTACTTTGTACTATCAAGACGGTGAAGTAGTACAACAAATCGTCATGGCTTCTATTGCAATTCAATAAGGAATAAATTATGTCAACAATAACCTCAGCTAATTCGGTCTTAACACTTGCCATCAACAACTATTTCCCAGTACCTCAAGTAATTCAGGGATATGCAGTTGATGATGCTTTTGAAAGCGAAGCAGTTCAACAATCAGAAATCTTAATGGGCGTAGATGGTATTTTGTCAGCTGGTAAGGTCTTTGTACCTTACAAAATGACTATTCATCTTCAAGCAGATAGTCCTAGTATATTTTTATTCGATGCATGGCGTAATGCTCAAGACGCAGCAGTGGATGTATTCTCTGCTAGCGGCTCAATTACGTTACCATCTACAAGTATGGTGTATACTCTACAAAATGGCTATTTAACTCAGGCAACTCCATTTCCTGCTGTTAAGAAGACATTGCAACCAGTAGTATACGAAATTACTTGGCAACGTATTATCGGTGGTCAAATCTAATAGAGGATAGATTTTAAAATGGCTAGAAAAGAAGCGTCATTTATAGCAGAAATAGGTCGTGATAAGGGCAAAGCATTTCATCTTACTGAAATGCCTGCAACTAAAGCGGAAAATTGGGCTATTAAAGCGCTTCTAGCTGTTGGGAACTCTGGCTTAGAAATACCCGAGAACCTAGCTGCACAAGGCATGGCAGGACTTTTAGCAGTAGGTTATATGAATCTATTGAAAATTCCTTTCGAAGCCGCTAAGCCACTTTTAGATGAGATGATGGACTGTGTACAATTTGTTCCCAGTCCATCCATCAAACGCCCTTTAATAGAAGATGACATCGAAGAGGTACAAACCAGACTTCTGCTTAGAAAAGCTGTCTGGAACCTCCATATGGATTTTTTTTTAAGCGAAAGCAAGTCGACTTCGGAATCAAAAGCTCAAGCAAAAGCAGAGACCGGTACGTTGACTATCAAGCCTCCCCGCAAACGATAGCAACTGTTGTATCTTCAAGATTAGCCAGCTTACATGAATTAGATACAGTATATGGCACAGAAGATTTATGGATATTGTTAGAAATAAATTCAGTGGACCGACATAATTCCTATATTGCGAGTCAACAATAATGCCAACTATCATTGATAGCTTACTGATCGAATTAGGATTAGATACATCCAAGTTTGATTCAGCTCAAAAAAAGTCAGTAGAAGAACTTCGCAAGTTTGACGAACAGCAACAAAAAACCGCTAAGAAAACTCAAGACGAGGCAAGAAAAACTGCCAATGAGTTTAATAAAACTACTCAAGCAGTATTGGAATATTTTTTAGCGTATGTTGGTGTTTCCCAAATTAAAGACTTTGTAGCAAATACTACTAAAGCAAACGTTGAAGTAGGGCGTTCAGCTCATTTATTAAACATGTCCGCTCAGGAATTAAAAACCTGGGGAGATATGGCAGAGATTACCGGTGGCAGTATTGAAACAATGACTGGCACTATTCAAGGATTACAACAAAGTCTTGCAGAAATTACTAGAGGTAATGCAGAAGTACTAAAACCAGCGGCTATGCTAGGGGCTTTAGAAGCTTTTGACATTAACTCCCAAACAGTTGATCTTTACAAATTATCCGATGCCATTGCGAATTTTAGAAAAACTCATACAGAAGCAGTTACTTATTCTTGGGCTAAATCATTAGGTATAGACGAGAAAAGCTTTTTATTGCTTGAACAAGGAAGCGAAGCATTACGTAAGCAATTTAAAGATTTCGATTCCCTTAATAGAGTTATTCAAGAAAACTCTGAAAACGCTAATAAGCTAAACAAAGAATGGGTAGAGACTAAGAAACAAGCACAAAGTCTCGGTAATACCATTTATGACTTTTTGCTTACCCCGATTAGTTTAGTAAATAAAGGTTTGCAATACTCTATATTAGGTTTTAGGGCATTATTTTCTGGCAGTTTAGATCCTATTAGGGAAAGTGCTAAACGTAAAGTAGAAGCAATGGATGCTGAAAAAGCTGGCAAACCAGAACAAGGAGTTTCTTCTTCCGGGGCTTTACCTAGAAATCTTAGAAATAATAATCCAGGTAATTTAAAATTTGCGGGGCAAGCAGGAGCTGTAGGACAAGACAAAGATGGTTTTGCCATCTTCTCTTCCATGGATGCAGGCGTAGCAGCACAAGAAGCTTTACTAAAAAGTAAATATAACAGAGGTTTAGATACATTACATAAACTTTACTACGGTTCTGGTAATACTAAAGGTTGGTTAGGTAGTGGTGCAGATTTAAAAGATGCGCCTAATGCTATTAAAAATGTAATGGCTATGACTGGTTTAGGAGAAAATCAGCATATAGATGCCAATCAACTGTCAATGCTTAGACAAGCAATGCAAAATAACGAAGGCATGATCGGCTCAAGAGTAAACGCCCAAGGAGGCGGTAGAAATATTAATAATACTTCCGAAGTATCAATCCAAAATATGAACATTCATACAAATGCTACAGATGCTACGGGCTTGGCTAGAGATTTGCCAAGACAACTAAAAAATAATGCCATGATGGGTTCGGCTATGTTAGGATCTGACTAATGCCTTTAATACCTTACCCTAATGTTCCAGCTTTGCCTGGAGTTCCTGCTTTAGCTAGAAGCAATAACTCTCAGTTTGTAGGAGCTGCTCTTAATATAGTTGGTCAATTACTCCCAGCAGATCTTTTCGGGCCTAAATGGGCAATTTTAAGTTCCACCGGGGGTTACTTTATTCAGCCTGATTCTTTTGTGGCTTTTGAATATAGAGAAGACAGGAAAATCCCTACTTATCCTATGGAAAAAGGAGGATTTCAAAGCTATAATAAAGTAGCTATGCCTTTTGATATTAGAGTCACAGTTACTTGTAGTGGTAATGGAAAAATGAAAAAAGCTGAATTTCTTACCCAATTGCAAGAAGGAATGGATTCTACGGAATTACTTAAAGTAAGTACCCCCGAAAGAGAATACGACAGTTGTAATTTAGTTCATGTAGATTATAGAAAAGAATCAATGCATGGAGCTACTTTAATTATAGCTCAGTTATATCTTCAACAAATTAGAATAGCGCAAATAGCAGCGCCTCCTACAACCGCCCCATCCGGAGCTTCCAAAACCCCTTTAGGACAACTTTCTCCTGTTGCTCCTACAAATTCATTTGGTTCCTTCGGGGCAAATTCTACTGGCGGAATCGGCATAAAATGACTATACAAACTATTCCTATTACAGCTACGCCAGCTCAATCTTTTACTATCCAATTAAATAGCCAAAATTGTGCTATTAACTTATACCAGAAAAATACCGGTCTTTATTTTGATTTAGCAATAGATGGTAATCCTATAGTGCAATCAATGATTTGTTTAAATCTGGTAGGGCTAGTAAGAGAAACATACTTAGGCTTTGTGGGCCAATTGGCTTTTGTGGACACTAAAGGAACTTCAGATCCTACTTATGATGGCCTTGGTTCGCGTTACCAACTAATTTATCAATCATGAGTTTTAAGCAAAGACAAATAAATCTTATCTTCTCTATAGATGGGCAAGAGGTTTATTTAGAAGGGCTTCGTAGTCAAGCTATTATTTCTAATCCGGGAGGAAATAACGCCGCTGCAAGTTTACAACTTGTAGTCTATGGTATGACCTTAGAACACATGAATAAGTACTCCAGCACAGGTTCTAGCACTGTTGCTGGAGCATTAGCTTTAAATAGAATATCTGTGACAGTTTTAGCTGGCAATAAAGGCGAAGCAGTGGGTCAAATATTTAGCGGCGGATTATTAAAAAGTTATATAGATTTCTCTTCCGTACCAGAAGTAAGTTTTGTTTGTAGCGCACAAGCAGGATTATGGGAGAAAGCAAATCCAGTAGCAGCTAATAGTTGGCAAGGAACTCAAAACGTAGAAACGCTTATAGAGTCTTTAGTAGCCCAAATGGGTAAGCCTTGGACTTTTAAAAATAACGGAGCTCATGCAGTTATTCAGAATCAATATGTTTATGGCTCAATTATTAACCAAATTCAAAAAATAGCAAAAGCTGCTTGCATACCTTTGTCTATAGATGGTAACGTTGTTTCCATTTGGCCTAACGATGGTACAAGAGACGATATGGTAATAGACGTAAGCGCAGAAACTGGTTTAGTAGGTTATCCCACTTATAATGATATTGGATTTAGCATTAAAACAGAATTCAATCAAAATCTTATAAACGGTAGAACAGTGAATCTAAAGACTATCATTCCTAAAGCTAATGGTAAAGCTCCTATTCAAGACTCAACTCATGAGATTAGTACTTTAAGCCCAGAAGGTCCTTGGTTTACTACTGTTGTTTTAAGTCCGAGCGCTTATGTCCCAAGAAACTAATACAACTGCTTTTAATGCAGTAGCGGCAGATTACACTTCAGAAGTAGGTAGGATTCAATTTTTAATCCGCTCTGCATTGTCAGGGATTAGAACTTCAATGCCAGTTAAAGTTATTGCAGTATCTAATTCGGGGGGAGTTTCTCCTATAGGAACAGTTAATGTTCAGCCTTTAGTAAGTGCTTTAGACGGTAATGGACAAGTTTGGCCTCATGGGATTATTTATAACGTTCCTTACATGAGAATACAAGGCGGAGCAAACGGAGTTATTTTGGACCCCGTAGTAGGAGATATTGGCATTGCTACCGTTTGCGATAGGGATATATCTGCGGTAAAAAATACCGGAGGGGTATCAGCTCCTGCTTCAAATCGTAAAACCGATATGTCCGACATGGTTTATCTAATGACCATTATAGGTGCAGCACCTACGCAATATATTCAATTTAATGCCTCCGGGATTACCATTTTATCCCCTACTAAGGTTACAATAAACGCACCAAACGTAGAAATAGATGCTTTCACTGCTTGTACTATAAATTCGCCAAGTATTGTACTAAATGGCGCAGTACAACAAGGTGCAGGTTCCTATTCAGGTAATGCTACATTTGGAGGATCAATGACTGTGACAGGTGACGTTACAGCTAATGGTACAAGTGTTCATACTCATAAACATGGTGGCGTAACAACAGGAAGCGGTCAAACAGGAACTCCAGTATGACAATTATTCAAAATACTTTACTTCTAGATCAAGATGCTTGGGATTTGGTATTAGACATCAATAGCAATATTGCTTTGGCAGAAGTTCCTTATTCCATAGCTCAAGACGTAGCTTCCGCGGCTAGAACTTTTTTAGGCGAATGCTGGTATGATAATGATTTAGGCGTTCCTTATTGGCAACAAATTTTGGGGGAATTACCTCCGTTACAATATGTTAGTCAGCAATATGTAACTCAAGCTTTAACTATACCTAATGTAGTATCCGCTCAAGTTCAGTTTAACTCTTTTGAGGATCGCGTTTTAAGCGGACAAATTTTAGTAGTAGATACGGATGGTACGACCAATACGGTCGCCTTTGGAGGAGTTTAAATGAGTACTAACGTACCAGCAATTACATGGGTGAATGGTTCACCTTCTTTACCCCAGGAAACAGATATTCTTGCTGGGGTTCAAGCGGATATAAATGCAGCTTTTGGGGGCGGAGTTAATCCAGCTTTACAAACGCCTCAAGGGCAATTGGCGCAGTCAGAAACTGCAATTATTGGCGAAAAAAATGATGAAATAGCTTACATAGCAAACCAAGTAAATCCTGCAATGGCTTCGGGTATTTGGCAAGATGCTATTGGCTATATTTATTTTATGACTCGTATTCCCGGATCCGGAACAGTAGTTAACGCTACTTGTACGGGAGCAGTTGGTACGATTATTCCAATTGGCGCAGTTGCTCAAGATTCTAGCGGTTATCTTTATTCCGCTATTACTTCTGAAACAATTCCTTCCACTGGTTCAGTTACTGTAGAATTCCAAAACCAAACACAAGGAGCTATTGCTTGTGCTTCGGGAGCTTTAAATAAGATCTATACAGCAGTTGCTGGTTGGGACACAATTACTAATCCCTCAGCAGGTTCTTTAGGTAATCTTGTAGAAAATAGAGCAGCTTTTGAATTACGAAGACAAGCAAGTGTTGCAGTCAATGCAGTTAATTCTTTAGACTCTATTCGCGCTGCAGTACTAGCAGTAACAAACGTTTTAGAAGCGGTAGTAGTGGATAACTCTACTAATAGTACAGTTAATTACGGAAGCACTAGTTATCCTTTAGCAGCGAATTCTATTTGTGTTAGCGTAGCTGGTGGATCTTCTACTTCAGTTGCTACAGCTATTTGGAATAAAAAACCTCCTGGCTGTGGATATAACGGCAATACTTCGGTTACTATTTATGATACAACTTATCCAACGCCTTACCCAAGTTATACGGTTACTTATTTAGTACCTACTTCGACTCCTGTTTACTTCAAAGTCCAAATCCAAAATAATGCGTTATTGCCTTCAAACATTACAACTTTGGTACAAAATGCAGTTATAGAATCTTTTAATGGTCAAGACGGGGGAACGGCAGTAGGTATCAATACAATTTCTTTTTCCGGCAGATATTATGCAAACATTAACGCTATTAGTCCTAATGTGAACGTAATAGAAGTTTACTTAGGTTTATCTGCAAGTCCAACTACTTTAACGGCATCTTTGGGAATAGATCAACTTCCTACTTTAACTGCTTCTAACATTGTTGTACAATTGGTTTAATTATGCAAAATTGGGACCAAACTCTTTTAAGCCAATATTGTGATTCCCCTACTATTAAGGGTCTGCTTGATTCTTTTAATAGTGCAGTGGATCCTACTTTGGATATTGCTAATTTCTATTTGAATATATGGGATATTCAAACTGCAGTTGGGAATGGATTGGATATTTGGGGAGCAATAGTTAACGTTTCAAGATATTTACAAATCCCTATTTCTCCCAATTATTTAGGCTTTGATGAAGCTTATCTTTCTGGATATGCTACTACTGGGCCACAGCCTTTCGGACAAGCTCCTTTTTATTCCTCTACTACTCAAACTCAAACTTATGCTTTAACTGACGATGTGTATAGAAGTTTAATTTTAATAAAAGCTGCAGTAAATATTAGCAATTTATCAGTACCGCAAATCAATAGTTTATTGCAAAAGTTTTTTGGTACATCCATTAACGGTAGTCCTTATGGAATAGCTTACGTTATAGATACGCTAAACCAAGGATTTACTTATCATTTTAATTTTGTTCCAAATATTTTACAACTTGCTATTGTGCAAAATTCCAATGTATTCCCAAGACCTGCGGGTGTTGCAGTAACAGTTACTTATTAAGGATTAAATATGCAAAGTAGTAACATTCCTTCTAAAATCCCTTTACCTTTTGCCTACGCTGCCGGGTCTAGTTATAAAAACACTATTCCGGTGGCTTCTCAAATTGGTATTACTAACGGCAAAGCTTCTTTGACCGATGGATTTCCTCCGTTAACTTTTACAGCTCTTAGTGCTGGCGGTATTCCTCCCTTTGGCGCTGACTTTAACGGCATTTTAAATGAAGTTACAGCCATTCAGCAATGGCAAAATGCTGGGGGATTTTTCCCTTATGACTCTGTTTTTTCTACAGCAATTGGGGGTTATCCGAAAGGAGCCATTCTGCAAGCTGCAGCGTTTGGTGGTCTTTGGGTAAGCACTGCGGAAAACAACACGACCAATCCTGAT